AGTACGCAAAGAAGTACCGGAGCAAAAGCAGAGCAAGCACTTTGAACAGGTTTGGGGAGAACTTTCAGGAGACCTTGCGGAAATCAACGGAAGATTGAATGATCTACTCCAACGACTCAGACTGCTGCTAATTTTAGGTTGAGGAGGCGGAATGATTTTCGCAGCCGGTAACACAAGGTTTGAAAGATTAAACACAGGATCTCCTGGCAAACAAGATCCATATCTTGAGGGACTCAGGGTAACGGTCTCTAAGAACCGGACAATCGGGTGGATACGGTACTCAAACAAAGGATCTCGATTTATGTTTATACCTCAAGACAGAGAGGATCTCTTTATAGATTCTCGTGTATTGATTAAAGTTGCAGAGAAACTGGCAAAAATGAACGGAGAGAACAGTGGAAAAAGAAAACAAATCTTTGACCATCTTCGACACAAATAGGAAGGTCAACGGATACTGTCAGTACAACGTATTGCAAAGGGAAACAAATCAGATAATAGGTTGCATCTACTTCAGCTTAAACAGAAAATGTTTTGTTTATTTCTCATTTAGCCTTAACGGAACTGAGATCTCGGGAGAGGATCTCATTTTCATAGGGACTACAATTCTCTCCCTACCATTAACAAATGACAGCGATAAGGAGCAAAACAGTGGGTAGAAAAACAAAATTAGAGGAAATAACCGAGAAAAGGATAAGAGAGATAGACTTTGAATTAGACGATCTAAGGAGGCAAAAGCTTGTAATAGAGACTCAAATAGACTCTCTTGAGAAGGAAAAAAAGAGCAGAAATGAGGATCTATCAGCAATAAGAGGGGCAAGGATAAAACCAGTAAAATAAAATATCTGTTGACAAAAAAATGATATCTTCTCAACCAATAAGGCGAGGAGGTAACAGATGTTTTTAATATCCTTTCAGAGAGTTAAACCTAACTTGTCATATCGTTTGAAAGGCGATACCTCTTAGGTTTGTAACCTTTCCGTTTCATAAATAAGGGAGGGGATCGTTAATGATAACTACCTCTAACGGTTATACAACACGTTCTTCTCCCGTCTCTTTTTATATAGACAATGCTTGATTTCCAGCCTAAACAAAAAGAAGCTATCGAGGCTGTAAATATAGATACTCTCCTTTTGGGAGGGGCTCGTGGCGGTGGCAAGTCCTATGCGTTAGTCTGCAAAATGGCTCTCGAGATCGTTGAATGGTATAGCGAAGTAGAGATAAAAAGACTTAAAATTGATGTTTCTCAAGGATTTAGGGTCACTTCAGCAAATGACGACTACGAACAAACTTATTACTATAAATATTTAATCGATTATCCGGACTATTTCGGGGTAATCGTAAGAAGAACCGAGCCTGCTCTTTTAGCACAGACACAGAAAGAATGTAAAAAGGTTTATCCTTTGTTGGGTGGAGTATGGTCTAAAGGTCAATGGACATTTCCTTCCGGAGCGATGATAATGTTTCGTCCCTGTCAAAGACCGGAGCACTTAGACTGGTTTCAGGGGCAGAATGTTCACAGGTTGGCAATAGAGGAGTTGACTCAGTTCGATCAGTGGGAAGTTGAGGAAATGGAATCCTGCTGTAGATCTTCTCATAAACATATCAAAGCAATGAAGGTCTATACGACTAATCCAGGCAAGAGAGGACACGTTTGGGTTAAAAAGAAGTATATCGATAACTGTCCTGCTATTCCGGAAGGTGCTCCGGTTTGGGTAGAGAAATATGGTATCAAGTATCAGCCAACGAGATCTAATAAAGTTTTCGTTTCAAAGACCGGTGAGCGATTTCTCTTCATACCTTCCCTCGTGTTTGATAACAAATACCTGTCAGAAAGAGACGATAACTTTGTTAGAAACCTTTTGGGTAAGAATAAGATCCTCAAAGAGATGTGGCTGTACGGAAACTGGAATGTCTTTGCCGGTCAGTTCTTTGAGATGTGGAGAGAGGATGTTCACGTAAAAAGCGAGTTGGCGTTTTTTAATGCAACGGATAAAGCGGATCTTATCGAAAAGAGAAGGAATTTCGACTGGACAGACTGGCGACTGTATATGTCAAACGACTACGGTTTCGCTGAGAGAAGTGCTTGGGCTTGTGGATTTTATGCCGTGCATAATAGCTCCGGCGACATTGTGAAGTTTGCTGAGATCGTCCAGTCCGGTCTTACCATAAAACAACAGGCAAGATATACGAAAGAATTTATCAAGCGTTTCTATGACCTGGAAATAGATGATTTTGAAATTGTGGTTGCAGATCCTAAGTCCTATTGGCAGAGGCAGGATAAGGGTGAAGATTTTTGGGATTTTGCAACAGCATATCAAGAAGAAGGGATACATTTAACTAAGGGACTAAACGACAGGGAAGCAGGGGCGATGGCTTTCCTCGAGGTTTTAAGAATCAGAGAGGACGGAACTCCTCAAATGACTTTCCTCGATTGTTGCAAAGAAACGGTCGAGAGCATACCTAATCTTCCTGCAGATCCTAAGAATCTTAATGATGTTGACACAACGGTCTTTGATCATCCTTACGATGAAGGCAGATACTTTCTTATGGTATTGAGAGGACAGCCTTATATAGAGGATAGCCGAGAATCTAAAGAGGACTGGAGAGAGATGGTCAGAGCACGTAAAACAAAAGAAGAAGTACCTAAGAGTTGGCGAGTAGCCTGAGAGAGGTAAAAGTGGACGAAGTAACAAAGAAAAAACAATATGAAGAGACAGTACAGAAGGTAATTACTCTCAGAGAAGAGAGCATAAAAAACAGGGCACGTGCCAGGTCAAGAGCAAGGGAAGTAATGACCTATATCCAACACGATCCATATAAACCGGAAGAAAAAGACGCAGCGGACAGCAAATCAAAACCATTGCTCCGGTACAACATTCTGATCTCAAAGCTTCAAACGATAATAGGAAACGAGCAGTCAAGCAGAAGAGCAGTAAAAATTATAGCAGACTACAACACTAATGAGCAGACAGTAAACATCTTAGCGGATAACTATGACTACATAAGAGAGAGAGAAGAATACGAGCAAAAATCTTTATATGCTCTTGCTGATGGATTATTATATGATACCGGTGGATGGATGAGAGGAGAGGTGCAAATAGACGATATGGGGTATAATACTATGTCGTACTACAACCTTTCAACACTATCCGTTCATCCAGATCCGTATTTTAAGTTAATGGATCTAAGCGACTGCAGATATATTGTCGTTGATGAGTGGCTCACTATTGATGAGATCAAAAACAAGTTCTGGGTGAGCGATCTCAAGGGCGAGGAAGAGAAAGAATGGTGGAAAGATGCTGAGGCTCTCCTTGAGTCAACTCTCCAGGACGGAGAGAGCGAATATAAAAGAGGCAAGAGATACCTTGTCTGTCAGATCGAGGAGAGAATAGAAACTCCGGTAGATCTCGTTGAAATAGACGGCGAAGTCTTGAAACTGACAAAGGAAGAGGTCAGGGAGCAGAAGAGCAAGGGAGTTACAATGAATTACCTTCGCTCTACCAGTACAAAAAGGGTTAAGGTTACTGCAGTCGTTCCTCATTTTGAACATCTTGTTTTACAGGAGAAGCTTAATCCTCTTCCGACAGAACATTACAGTATCTTTTATTGTACAAGTTTTGACTGGTTTATGGAGAAGTCCTTGCAACCAAGCTGGGGATATCTTCTCGTTGATGTCCAAGACAGGATCAATAAAGGCAAGAGTCAGGAAGTTGACTATATGATCCAGAAGTTGGGATCGTCCTGGCACATTCATGAGAACGAGAAGAAAGCTATCGAGGCTCTCCAAAACGGTGCAGGAGATCCTAACTTGATCGTACCCTACCAGTCGATGAAAAACATAGCTAAGAGAGAGACCGGAGCAGGTGATGCAGCAAGCGTCCAGACAGTACAAAACGGGGTTTTTGCCGACCTGCAGTTTGTCGAAGAAATAAGCAACATTACTCAGGCTTTACAGGGCAGGGGAGGCAAATCCTCTGAGAGCGGAGTGCTTTTTGAGATGAAGAGAGACCAGTCTCTTATCTCCTCTAATCCTTTCTATGAAATTAAAAATCAGATGTCGAGACGAATTTTACGTCATTTCCTGGCTGCAGTACCTCATATCTATTTTGAGGATGATCGGCTCGTACCTCTTCTGCATAACGGTAGCCTCAGATATGAGATGGTAAACCTTAACTACGGCGAGGAAGTATTAAGAGATGTTCGTACGGTGACACTAAGAAGCGTTCTCGATAGCGTTGAGAATACTCCAAACAGGATGGAGAGAGCGTTTAACGAGGCGATTATGCTTGCGGATGTATTGAATAAACTTGGATATCCTGCAGAGCGTATTCCCTTCGAGGCAATAATAAGAAACAGCAACCTTAGAGACAAAGAGGTATGGTTGCAGATGGCAGCTCAAGGACAAAGGGATATGCTTGAGCGAAGAATACACGATGAAGCTATGAGCGATATGGCTCAAATAACGGGTGTAGCAAGAACATAAAAAAAAGGAGAAAAGTATGAGCTTTATAGGCAAAACTGATTTAGAACAACCGAACGAAGGAACACAAGACTCAAGACCTACACAAAAGGTCAGGATTGGCGAGACTGTTGTTGATTTTCCAGACGATTTATCCGACCCTATGGATAGTACCGACCCTTCAGATGAAGGAGAATCGGGAAAAGATGCCAAAGGACAATCAAGATATCCGGAAGGATTTACGCAAAAGTACGCTAACAAGAGTAGAGAAGAACTCCTGGACATCCTTCATAACAGCGAGAAAGAGCTCGGCAAAAGAGGTGCACTTCTTGAGCAAGCGAAGTCTGATCTAACCGGTGGGACAGAGAAGCGAACCTCAAAAGTCGTAGATCTTGAGAGCAAGAAAATTGAGGACACGTTACAGGAATTGAAGCAGAAACTTGAAAAGGATTTAGATCCTATTATGAGCAGCGATGAGTACGGCAAAACTGAGAAACAAATTCAAAAGTTGGAGAAAGACCTGGCAACACTTACCGAAGAGAAGCGTAAACTCGAGATGAAAGAAATGGTGGATCAGAAATATGATGAAGATCACAACAACGCTTTCCTCGAGAATGCTCGGCGTGTTGTCAAAGATGAGACCGGTCTTGACTTCACTGATGAACAATGGAACATAATTATCGATAAGACCAAAGAGATTAACGGGATTGGCAAACTAACTACTGACAGCCTCGAGGCAGCAGTTATGTTGGCTGTTGGAAGGGATACTTACCGTAAAATTCTCAAATCAGAGGGAGAGATCGATATGCGTACCAAAATGAGCAAAGCGGTTAGCAATGTTATTCCAAACATAGGGAGGTCTGCAACGGCTGAACCTATCGAGTACAAAGAGCTAAACGATCAACAAAAGCTCAAGGTTATCAATAGTTTGCCGACAGAAGCGTTCATAAGACTCTGCAAGGAGGAAGGGATCAATCCGCAAACTCTTTAACATCAACCTACTACCATAGGAGAAAACAACAATGGCAAAACCTATTCAACACGGTTATATTCACCTCGATCCAACGAGGGACGGGATAATCCGGAGACTGATACAGCTCGGATTATTCTTTGCCCCGTGGATCGGGGATGTCGAAACTGAGTTAGTAACCAATGTCGATGGGACACGAACACGTCAGATCGTAAATGCTTCCGGAAGCATAGTCGAACGTGTATCAGGCTTTGTCGGTGACGGGACAGATACAGCAGAGATTCCAATTCAGCTTGACCTGGAAGATGCTCCCTTAACCGGTAACGCCTATTTTCCTGGCACTGGTGAAAAGTTGCGATACGAGTGGAGAAAGGTCTTTATCAATCAGATAGGAAAGGTCGTAGAACGTCAGAGCGGTAAGCTTGAACGGCTCAGAACCGATAAACTATTGCAGATTTACAAAAGATCCGCTCCTGCTCTTGTCAAATTTATGCGTAAGTGGCTCAATGCCGAGTTCATTTCTGCTATTTATGACGGTCATTCAATGAACGTCACGAAAGGCCTAAATGACTCACCTGAAGGTATCGGAGCTAAGAGAGTTTTTCACCCTAATATGTACATTAACGGAGTAAATGCCTCTACCGGAGCTGACGACCTGATTGCTGTTGGCAATGAAGGTAAAAACAAGACTACTGCTCAGATCAATGCCTCACGAATTGTTACCGGTACTGCTCCGACAAAACCGAGTGTTTTCTTCCTTGAGAAAGTTGGCGAGAAGCTTGATGAATTGATGATTCAGAAGCAAGCGACCTATCAAGGCAAGAAGTACTGGCTTAGTGTACTTAACCGTCCAACACTTAACCTGCTGAAACTTAACGAGACCTTCCGTAAGGAGTTATCGGCTGCTTTTATGGGTAAAGAATACAACAATCCTCTGTTCGGACACGATGTCTGGATCTGGGGAGAGTTTATGTTTGCCGTAGATGCACTTGTACCTCGTGCTTGGGATGCCTCTATCAACAGTTTTGCAGGTACAGGTGGTTATATTAACCGTCCGACCTATACGAGCTCTCATCCAC